CACCGGCCCCAAGCCTAGCAAGTGCGGCGTCACGTACTTTCGCAAGGGCGGCGCGGTGCCCAAGAAGAGCAAGGGCAGCAAGATTTGCCCAGAAGGCAAAGCCTGGGCGAAACGCACTTTTGACACCTACCCCAGCGCCTACGCTAACTTGGCCGCGTCCAAGTATTGCAAAGACCCCAACTATGCCAAGAAATCCAAGGGCGGGAAGAGGAAGGGCCGCTGATGGGTAAGCTTCAGGAGTGGCTTGATGAGGAATGGGTACGCATTGATAGCTCGGGAAATATCGCGGGCGCGTGTGGGACTTCTAAAGATAAGAAGAACCCAGATAGATGTTTGCCTCGAAGCAAGGCGCAGAGTCTTAGCAAGTCTGAGCGCGCTGCGACAGCTCGCAAAAAGAAGCGAGAAGGCGCTAAAGGCAAGCAGGTTGTGGCAAATACTGAAAGCGCGCGGGTAGTACGCAAGCGCAAAGGCGGCGTGGTTGCCCGGGGCTGCGGGTCTATCCTGGGGGATCGTCGCAAAGTCACCAAGGGCTCGGTCACGCGGGTATGAGGGCGGCAGCCTTCTTGGTAGGCGATGAGCGCAAGATCGCTGAAGAGATTCGCGAGTGGTCGGCCACTGTTCTGGAGGTCGAAAACCCCTTTTTTAATAACATTCCGCCATGTCCTTATGCCAAAAAAGCATGGCAGGACGAGCGCGTCGGATTCAAGTTCAAGTACGAAAAGAGCTATCAGGAGATTTATTCCTGCCTTTCCCAGTGGGAAGACACTTTGGATGTGCTTTTGGTTGTTGATCGCAACTATGACCCCGATCCTGGGCGCTTCCATGATTATTTGGATGAATTGAACGACGCTATCGCAAACGGGTTTTTCATAGACAGGGACTATTGGGTCATGGGTTTTCACCCGGATGATGAGCCCAACGAATACTTGGACGATGAGTCATTCACCCATGTAATAGATGAGCCCTATGCGATAATCTTCCTTCAGCGGCTTTCCAAAGTTCAGGACGCCGCAGACAAATTAGCCAAGAAGGGCTACTATGAGACGTACTTCGACGAATACGACGTCGAGGAACTCTTTGCCAAGCGGACGGAACTCTACAGGAGACTCAACCATGGCGATGAAGCCGCGTAAGATGCGTGGAGGCGGTGCTCCCAAGAAAATGCGTGGGGGCGGAATGGCGATGAAGCCTGAAATGATGGCGAAGGGCGGCATGACCGTTTCTGATCTTCGCAAAGCCGCTAAGGACAAGGGCTACAAGCTGGTTAAAGCAGACTGATCATGGCTACTTCGGGCAGCAAAGATTTTGAGCTGGACGTCTCCGATTACATTGAGGAGGCGTTTGAGCGTTGTGGGTTGGAGGTTCGTACTGGCTACGACATGAAGACTGCAAAGCGCTCGCTCAACCTCATGCTGGCCGAGTGGGCAAACCGTGGTCTGAACCAGTGGACGATCAAAAACCGCAGCGAGACGATGGTGGCCGGCACGGGCAACTACACGCTCAGCGCCGATGTCATCGACGTCTTGTCTGTGGTTGTCCGTCGCGACGGCACGGATTACGCCCTGGAACGCCTGTCCCGGGATGAGTACCTGAGCATCCCGAACAAGACGACGCAGAGCCGTCCGAACCAATTCTTCTTGGATCGCCAAAACACTCCGGTGCTGAAGCTTTGGCCCGTGGCCGAGAACAGCACGGATGTCGTGATCTATGACTGCCTGACGCGCATGGACGATGCGGACACGTACACCAACACGGTGGACATGCCTTTCCGCTTTTATCCTTGTCTCGCAGCCGGGCTGGCGTACTACATTGCCATGAAGCGCGCTCCGAACCGCATTCAGCTCCTGAAGGCGGTGTACGAGGAAGAGTTTGAGCGCGCCATGCAAGAAGACCGGGACCGCGCGTCTTTCAACGTCGTTCCTCAGTACCAGTATTTTAGGTCGGTCTGATGGCTAAGTTTGCGTCAGGTAAATACGCCTACGCGATCTCTGACCGCTCTGGTCAGCGCTATCGTTATAAGGATATGCGCAAAGAGTGGAACGGCCTGCTTGTCGGTAAGGACGAGTGGGAGCCGAAGCATCCGCAGCTCGGACCGTTTCGCAAGGTGATTGATGCGGAAGCTCTGCGCAACGCGCGGCCTGACCGCGTAGAGCCCCTGGACGTTTATGTGTGCGTCCCCACGGTGGAGCAGCCCGCGCCGCGGCCCACGGTGGTTTATGCCAAGGTCGGTAGCGTAACGGTGACGACGACATGAGCTTTACCTACGGCGAGTTAAAGCAGGCGATTCAGGATTACGCCGAGAACGACGAGACGACGTTCGTCAACAATCTGCCCATATTCATCAAGAATACGGAAGAGCGGATTCTGAAGAACGTCCAGCTCAGTCTGTTCCGCAAGAACGTGAGCGGGTCCATGACGGCCTCCAACCAATATCTGGCCGTGCCTTCAGACTTTCTGGCGCCGTTCTCCTTGTCCTTCACGGATGGAGACGGCAACAAGACTTTCGTCGATTTCAAGGACGTCGATTACGTCCAGACCTTTAACCCCGATTCGACCACTACCGGGGCTCCGCGGTACTACGCCGTTTTTGACATTGACAATTTCATCCTGGGGCCAACCCCAGACAGCTCCTATACCTCTGAGCTGCACTATTACTACCGTCCGGCCAGCCTCACCGCGGGCGCCGATTCTGGTACGACTTGGCTCAGCGAGAATGCGTCCGTGGCTATGCTCTACGGCTCTTTGGTGGAGGCTTATACCTTCATGAAGGGCGAACAGGACATGATGCAGATGTACTTCCAGAACTTCACCCAGGCGCTTGGCTCGCTCAAGCAGCTCGGGGAAGCGAAGGAAGTTACGGATGAGTACCGCACTGGTATGGTTATCAGGCCGAAACAATGAAGATAGACCCGATACAGCTCAACCCGGAGTTTCAGGTGGAAGTTAGGACCACGGATAACCGTGGTTTTACGCCAGAAGAAGTGGCCGAGTTGTGCGCCGAGAAGATCATTTCAATTTCTGACGACGCAAATCCGGTAATTCGGGATCAGGCAAAAGCTTTTCGCCGTCGGATGGTTAAGGTATTAGAATACTATATGCGGCAAGCCATCCGCAGCGACCGGACGACCGTATACAATGCGTTGATTGACGCCGGCCAAAAAGATTTGGCCGAACTCATAAGGAGACTGTGACATGGCCTTCACCGGCAACTATATGTGTACGTCCTTCAAGAAAGAACTCTTGTTTGGGGCGCACGATTTCGCCAATGGCGCGGACACGATGTACATGGCGCTGTACACCTCCGCGGCTACTCTGGATGCGTCTACGACGGCCTATTCGGCTACGAACGAGACGAGCGGTACGGGCTACACGGCGGGCGGCCAAGCGCTGACCAATGTTGATCCCACGACCAGCGGGACCACGGCTTTCACCGATTTTGCGGATGAAACGTGGACCACGGCGTCTATCACTGCCCGGGGAGCGCTGATCTATAACAGCACCCCGAACACGACGTCCATTGCTCTGACCAACCCGGCGGTAGTAGTGCTGGACTTTGGCGCAGACAAGACGTCCACGGCGGGTGATTTCACCGTGGTGTTCCCGACGGCTGACGCATCTAACGCCATCATCCGCATCGCCTAAGCCCTCTCATGGCGTCCTCGACGTTATATGAGGGCTGGGGTCGCGCCGGATGGAGTGAAGGCTCCTGGGGCTCCCCAATTCTTGTCGTTAACGTCGATGGCGTCGCGGCAACGGGCGCTGTTGGCTCTGTAACAGTTGTTGCGGAAGCTAACGTTTTTCCCACAGGCCTTGAGGCCACTGGTGCTGTAGGCACCGTCACTGTTGATGCAGAAGCGAATGTTCCGGTCACGGGTCTGGAAGCTACCGGTTCCGTGGGCGGCGTTACGGTTACTGCTGACGCCAACATCAATGTCACAGGCCTTGAGGCCACGGGTGAGGTCGGCTCTGCCACTGTTGTTGGTGAAGCCAATGTCACGGTTACCGGTGTCGAAGCCACGGGTGCTGTTGGCACTGTCACCGTTGATACGGAAACGAATGCTCCGGTTACGGGCTTGGAAGCTACTGGCGCAGTCGGCACTGTCACTACGGCAGGGGCCGCAAACGTCAGTGTAACTGGCGTTTCCGCAGAGGCCCTAACACCAAGGGGCGGCTCGGCATTTACGGCGGATGGAAACGCGCAGCTTTCCACTGCTCAAGCTAAGTTTGGCCCATCTTCGCTGCTGCTTGATGGCACGGACGACTTTGTAACCTCTGACGAAAACATTGACCTAAGTTCTGGCGATTTCACAGTAGATATGTGGATTCGTCCGACGAGTGTTACAGGCTACAAAGGCTTGTGGCAGTCAGGCACAAGCTCTCGACTCGATGTGTATTTGATCGGGAATCAGGTTCAAGGCGTTGTCGGCGGGTCAACGACACTCTTCTTATCTAGTACCAGAATTTCTGCAAATGTCTGGACTATGATCTCTGTTGAAAGAGAAGGGAATGTCCACAGGCTTTACATAAACGGGGCGTTAGAGGCATCAAGTTCTACTGGAAACCGCCCAGATGCTGGCGTTTTTGCTATTGGTAAAAATCCCTTTGGTGATTTCAACGGATATATTGATGAGGTACGACTTTCATCTACAGCCCGTTATGAAGGCACATCCTTCACAGAGCCGACCGAAGATTACGCAGTAGACGGCAATACTACCGCGTTACTGCATTTTGATGGCGCCAATGGTTCTACAGACATTGTCAACGAAACAGAAGGCGGCGTCACAGTTCGCCTGGGGCAAACCATTGAGGTTACAGGCCTAGAGGCGATTAGTGCGGTTGGCAGCGTCACCGCCAGTGCTGGTGCTGATGTAGATGTTACGGGCCTCGCTGCTACGGGTGGGGTAGGCACTGTTCTGGTTTGGGGTAAAATTGTCCCAGACCAAAATCCGTCTTATAGTCAGGTAATACCGTCACAAAGTCCGATTTGGGCAGAGGACGCCGCTAGTCAAACGCCCGGTTGGGCGGAGGAAACACCGAGTCAGAGTCCGTCTTGGACGGAAGAAACGGCGGCGCAGACGCCTAATTGGACAGAAATCGCGGCTTAGAGGATTGAGAAATGGCCAGCACCTACACCGTTAACCTTGGCATCGAGAAGATCGGAACCGGTGAACAGTCCGGTACTTGGGGTACGACGACCAACACCAACTTTGACCTGATTGACCAAGCGGTTAACGGGGCTGTTGCGGTTACGCTTGCGAGCGCCGGAACCTCTGGGTCGCCTAACACCCTGGCGATCACCAACGGTGCGGCTTCTGACGGTCGAAACAAGTTCATCGACTTCAACGACGGCGGCGACCTTGGGGCTACGGCGTATGTTCAGCTCGACCCCAACGACGCCGAAAAGATCGTCCACATGCGCAACAGCCTGTCTGGCGGGCGCTCGGTCATCGTCTTCCAAGGCACCTACAACGCCTCGAACGATTTTGAAATCCCGAATGGCAAAGATGTTCTCCTGAAGTTTGACGGCGCAGGCGCCTCGGCTACCGTTACGGACGTAAATACGGACCTGTACGTCACCCAACTTTCCTTCAATAACCTGAAGGGCACCGGTGCAACGACGGTCACCAACATCCTCGACGAAGACAACATGGCCTCCGACAGCGCTACGGCGCTGGCTACGCAGCAGTCCATTAAGGCCTACGTCGATAGCCAAGTCGGCACGGTGGATACGCTCGCTGAGATTCTGGCTAACGGCAACACGACCGGCGGCACGGACATCGCGGTTGG